AGCGGTTGGTCAGGGAAGAATTAGCCAAAACACCTTTCAGAATCAGTGGCAACACAGGAGTATTAGGGCCAAGGGTCTGGAGCAAGCCAATGAACATCTGTTGCTCATGCTCACGGGCAATGATGCCCAGGGTAGCAGTAGGAATGAAGGTCATGTCCACAGAGGGGTAACGCTCTGGGTCAAACTGCATATACCTAAAAGCCGCCTTCTGGATGAAGGGGATCAGGAAGTCTTCCTGGAAGTTGACCAGGGTACGCTTGTACTTCTTGATAATGGTAGCAACCGCCATAGACATACCGCCTTGGCCCATGTCTCTAGCGCCAGCACTGACCATGCCCTGAGAATCCAAAGTTCCCGTGGATTGCAGGAGCATACGCTCAAAATCCTTGGCAGTGGTTAAGTTGTTGCCATCAGTCTGCCCAAACTTGAAGGGATAGAGAATCTCTGAAGGTGCGCCATTGGTGAGAATGGCTTTCCCAGGCTTGACTTCAAACTTAGCACCACGGGGCAGACGGGTTGCATCCATGGCAATCATGGGGCTGGTGGTCAACGCCAATGAATCCAAGTGAGAACGAATCTGAGCATCAATAGCCTTTTGCATATTGAAGGCTTTTTCCACTGTGCCACGACCTAAAAGACGATTGGGAACAGTGTCATCTTGGTAGGTTAGAACAGGGCGATCCTTCATCATGTAAGGATTTGCCTCTGCTTTGAGCAACTGTCCATCATTGGCAATCACGACAATGGCTTCAACCATGTCTGAATATTCTTCAGCAGCGGAACTCTCAGGAAACAAATCAACAATATTTTTGTTTTCCTCAAGGTTCTCTAGATACTCACGGGGAACCAAACCATAGTAGGTCAGCAAAAGCACCTTTTCATCCTGGTACTGGCTCACTTCTTGGGTGGGTTCTAGGTCAGTGTCTTCATAAGTGGGCGTAATGTCTACTTTGCGGTAGATTCCACGCTCAATACCTTCAACAATCTTGTGGATAGAAATGTATTTCTCAATTGCCACCCCCATACAGTCATCGACTGAGGTACCGTTCGGGTCAAAAAGGAAGTTCTTTGGGTTTACAGGTGAAATCTTGACCGAAATCCTGTCTTTTTCCACTACGCCAATAGCGGCTTGGCCCATTTGCCCAGGAATTGCCTGAGTAGATGGCACAAACTGCTTTTCAGTCTTAACGACAATCTCGCCAATGCCTGTGCCGTAGATTTCTGCCATCAACTCAATAGCATCAATGGATTTGCGAATCTTGTCCCGCTTGAAATCCTCCATCAACTGGGCTTTTAGGATGCCCACATCAATGGGGTTGTTGTTCACATCCCGAATATCGTCTTGAATGTCAAAGAATTCACCTTGACCAAAGATGGCTTCCATGATCTCAGCATGGCGAGTCTCTACAGCTTGTTGGGTGGCAGGGGTTACGATGCGTGAACGCTCAGACTCACGGGTTTTGTCTTCAGATGCCCACTGTCCACGAAAGATTCGCTCGTATTCAAGCCAATCTGGAAGGAAGTTGGTATCTCTGTAGTCACGCCAGCGGTTGCAATGGTCAGTAACAAAATCAGTCAGGTCTTTATCAGCCTCAGTAGGCTCATAAAACTCACCTTGCTCTAGCTTTTCTTGCTTATCTGTTGCCATAGGATTACCTTATAGACGGGTCAATTGTATCCACAAAAGGATCAGAGTACGATGTAGACCCCATTTGTTTTAATATATCACCTTCTTTCCCTGATGCAATACGATTTATTTGTTCAGGTTTAAGGGCTACTATTTGAGATGGCATAGATGATGTGGCAGATTCAGGTCTTACATAGTTAAATCCATCATATCCTTTGCTTTCTAATAACTTTACTTGCTTATCATAAAGTTTTTCAGGATCAATAAGAACATATAATTTTTTGTTCTTTGCCGCTTCATTTACTTGTTGTTCGTATTCTTTAAATGAACCTGCTCTACTTAAAGTTTTTCCAGCAATAACATCTTCAAGCGAATTTGCTATAGCTAATCCACCTTCTCTAACCGATTCAGGATTTTGCTTCAACCAATTTTTATCAACCTGTATGATACTTCTTGGTGTTTGAAAACCATCAACCATTCCAAAATTAACTTGATATATAGGTGCTGGATTTTTTACAGCTACATTGGCTGCTATTACATATTTACCAAAAATATCAGTAGTTGGATCGTTTATTTGTGGTGAAAAATAAAATCCTCTATTTCCAGCAAAAGAAACTCCCATTGGATTTTTTAAATTCTGGAATTCTCCTTCAAATGGCGTTGTAGTTCTATGATAACCAAGTACAGGCGCTATTGCTGATTCGTTTGCCGCCAAACGACCATAACCCCTCAAAGCAGGGCCAACAATAGGTAAAGAACTCAACAATCCACCGCCAACAAAACCAACTTCAGCCGCTTGCTGGGCCGCTTGTTTTGTTGCAGGATCATCAAATACGCTATAGCCTAACTGATCTGGGGCAGTTCCAAAAAGACCTTGCATAAACCCATAGGTGCGTGGGTCAGCAATGTCTGAAACATTACGTTGTTGAGCAATCTGACGGGCTTTTTCGCCTTGTCTTTGAATGTTTGGATTGCCGTAATATGCACCAGTCGCCATTAAACCCCCGATATGATGTCTACAGGCTCCCACTCTTCATCTTCTTCGGCCTCAAAGTAAGATGTTACAGCCAATTGATCGATATAACTCAAAGCATCAGGAAGGTCATCATGTACGCCATTGGCAGGAAACATCAAGAGTTGGTCAGTGAAGTCATCCCAATCTTCCTCTGAGTTCAGCACAATACGCCCATGCTCAAACCGCCCTTGGAGACTCCAGATGATTCTGTCTGTCTTTTTCCTGTTGCCATGCGTTAGGTCAACTATGTGCGAATATACATTATTTTTCCGCATCAAGTCACTGAGGTAGGGCAAAACAGCGTTTTTAAGCGCCCCACGCTCAATTCCCACCGAAATTGGCCTGTAATCGCGCATCTTCATCAGGATTTTGGCAGCAGTTTCCCGAATATCCCACCGCCCATGGTCAATCTCTTTGACAAACCACTTGCCATCATCAGTGACTTTGACTACTGCAATGGCACTCTCATCTAGTCTTTTTTTCGCGTTAGCAGCTTGTTTAGCCACTTCTTCAAATCCCGCCAAGTCGATTGCAATGAAGTAACTACCATACTCAGGTTCCACACCATATTTGATCCAATCTTCTTTAAAAACATCACTACCTGCGTTGTCAAAGGATGCTAGGTACTCTTGCTTGAAAGCAAAGGAACTCAGCGTCTTCTTGGCAGACTCAATCTCAGTTGGGTCTATCAATGGGTTGTCTTGGGTTGTGAAGTGCCAGGACTTCCAATCAGGATCAGATTCCTCTTGCCCCAGTTTAAACAGATCATAGAACCAGTTGCGACCCTTGGGTGTGCCGATGAATATGGCTCTGCCCTTTTTGTCTGACAAAGAAGCCCTGATAACTTGCTCCCAGGCTTCCGGCTTAATGTCTGCAACCTCGTCTAGCACCGCATAGGTCAAGGATACGCCCCGCAGGGTATCTGGTCTATCAGCACCACGAACATAAATCTTTGCACCATTTATCATGGTGATATCCATATTGTTGATGTGACTGTTTTGGATAACATCCCGTCCAATCTCTAACAGCACATCCCACACAATTTGTCTTGCCTGTCCATTGGTGGGCGCAACATAGAGAACTGCACTCCCTGCTGGACAACGCAATGCTTCAATAATTAGCGTAGTAGCCGCTAACCTAGATTTGCCACAACGCCGACCAGCAGCCACAACCTTAAACCTTGTTTTGTCAGCAAAGACTGTTTGTTGCCAAGGCAGGAGTGAGAAGTTGAGATCAGACATTTTTTGTTTCTACATCAGTCACGTCTTGCAAGGGTTCAATCTCTACGCCACCAATGCCTGTGATGTTGATGGTAACGGCATTCCTTTGCTTGCCTTCTTTCTCAAACAGACTGACAGGAAGCATCCTATCCATACAGAGTTTGAGCATAGCCGCTTGTGCTGGGTGTTCATCATTCATAGCAATCTCAATTGCTTTATGAACGACATTAGAACCTGCACTGTTTATCAGGAGGTCTTTGAGTTCTTTGATGCGCTGAACTTCAGTCTTTGGCAGGAGAGCCGCAGGTCTTTCAGCATAGGTAGACATAGTGAACTTCTTGTTCACAGCACCCTTGGGGCGACCCTTGCGCTTTAAGTTGTTTGGCAGTGCATCAATCACATTCATACTTTACCCAGTTATGGAAGTTTGGCACACTATACATTGTTTGACAAGTGGGGTAAACCCTAGTACAGTTCAACCATCTGTTCGCGTCAGATGAAGCCTTTTAGAAGTGGTACAGCCCTGGGGATACTCGGGGACGCGACTGTATCACCCCTAAAGGGCTTTTTTCATGGCAATTGAACTTACTCCAGAAGAACAAGCTAACAAGCGTAGGATCACAAACCTCAAGGTGGCAATCCATCACTGGAAAGGTAGTATCTCAAACGCTGCGCTTGGTCTGGCAGTAGAAAAGAAAGGTCTTACAAATCAACAGTCTATTAGAAAACAGAAGCGCAAGGAACGAAAGAAGGCTCAAAAGACTCTGAATTCGTTTGACAAGGGTTTCCGTTTCTAATACATTGTCAACAAATGGGTGTCGGTACAGCTACCCGACTCAACAGAGGGCGAACCTGCAAACCCCTGTTATGACCGCAGAGAAGCTAAGTA